TGACGACGACCACAAAAGTCTTTACAAAAACCATCCCTCCTCCCCAAAATAGTTTCACACCTACAAAAACATTTTTGGAGGATATGCCGACCACTGACTATAAACCATATATGATTGGACCCATGATCTCTTTTGAGATTTTCACAATATTTTGAATTTGTTGAAACTAAATATAAAAGATTGTGTTTGAATATTTTTGTAATCGTGGCACCCCCCTGTCCCTCCAAATTTTTATTTACAAATCTTTCAATCAGATATTTTAATTCCTCGTTGTGGATCTCATCCTTCGTTTGCTCGCGAGTAAATTTCCCCTCCCCAATGGTAACAGAAGGTGGTTCAATCACATGTGTCTGGGGGGAGTCAGTTCGAACCACCGACATCTTTAGGATTTCTAGATCTGGTTTCTGGTCAATTTTTAGAATAGTACTGAGTGGTCCGTGGGTATATACAAATACCGGGAGATATGCGAGTTGTTCCACCCCCTTGGCCATCTTGTGGGACCAAATCATACGAAAACCACTCCCCTTTGTACCCCTCTGGACGTTCCCATAGACAGCTGCATCTATGATTTCATTCCAATCTAGGGAACCCTTAGCTATAGAGAGTGCAACCAAAATATGATCTCTGAGAGCTATCGCGGACGCCTGGTCCACCACGAAACCTGGCCAGTTTAGATGAACCCCTGTCTTCACGAGGGAACCACATTGTTTGGGGGGTGAAACTGAGATGAGACAGTTCTTACCACCATGTCTCTTGACTTTGTCACAAATGACCTTGCAGATGTCCTTGATTTCTTCCATCGTCAAGGGTTCGACATCCTTATAGTCTATGTCGACGAAGAAGTTATAGGTCGGGCTCTTCTGCTCAACGAGAAACAACTTCTCCCCCGAACCCACCGCCTTCACATACTTTTCATGAAACTCATTCAATCTATCAAATGGTACCGAGAGGACACCACCGTCCATTCGCACATGTGATATATTGGATGCGTTAGTAAATTGTTGGGAAATGCACCACTTATTAAACATACCTAGGTAGAGACCCTATTCTCTAAACCACCTCATACAAGATACATCCTGATATTCTTGGGTTTCAGAAAGTTCCTTCTTTATAGTCAGGAGTTCATAGACCGTCCTATCTCCATTCTCCTCCTTCCACTCTTGAATTTCCTGATCACATAGACCTCTATTACTTTTCAGTAATTCTTCAATCTGCCTCAAAATGAAAGCCTTTGACTTCATTATTTTATAGAAAATGTTTTTCTATTCAAAGAAGTTATACAGGCGTAGAATTGTGGATTCTTCAAAACGTTATCCACTATGAGCTTCCAACGCTTACGTGAGTTAAATTCTTCTAGTGTGTCATAACTCATGTAATCGTTTTCATCGTGGGTCTTCTTAATGGGCTGGTTCATCAACTTCTTTAGGCTTGTCTTCTGCTTTTCTTCGTAAAACTTCTTGACCTGTGAATGTTGTTCGGCTCTGTTATAATCAACAAAAAATATGTAAACGTTGTATTCTAGATCTACCGTGGGACTTTCCTTGACTGTAAATTTAAACTCTGTATACTCTCCATTTTTTAGGGACACGACCCCCCTCGTTTCTTCCTCCAACTCCCTAAGTGCACACCTGAGAGGATTTAGAATCTCCCTCCGCCTGCATCCACCCGTGACGAAAATCCAATCCTTGAATCGCCAATCCCTCACAGTGAGGAACCTTGGCTTATCGTCCACGAAGCTAACCGGTATTGCAATTGCTTTGTACTTTTTCATTGCGCATTCGCAAGTTATAATAGGGGCATAAGTTTATTCCTCGGATTTTACCTCCTCTTCCTCCACTTCTTCAACTTTAGGGGCTGGTGCATTAAGGTGCTTTACAACCTGCTCCGAAAAACCCTTAAATTCGTTGACCTCCTGCTTAGTCTTCTTCAGTTCGTTGAAGAGGAAGATAATACCGGCGGCACATATAATCACACCGACGATCAACATCGTCTCACGGTTAATTGGAATCATTTATACTTGTAAAGAGCATCTCTCTTTTAAGTAATTACACCCATCGAGGGTTTCCCTGAGGTTGGACACTCATAGGGACTTTGGGCAAATTGGACGGCTTCGTAATGCGTAGGTTGACACGACTTCTCCGTGGAGGGTGTCGGCTGACCAACAAACTTTTCAAGTTTCCTGGACTTGGGATCGTACGTCAATACAAAAACGATGGCGAGGAGGAAGATGACTTCCAAATACATTGTTATTATTTAGTTAGAATATAAAAGACCACCCATACCGTTCTCGATGCGGAGGACGTTGTAGTTCACCGCGTAAATGTCCGAGTCGCATGTTGTCGTATCGTTGATGATACGGGCCGAGTCGAGACGGGAGAAGTTGAGGGTACCCGTGGGCTGGAGCTTACCAGTGTCCAGACAGAATGGGTAAACGAAGAGGGTGTTGGCGGTGGGGCTGGAGGCGTTCGATGTGTGGTAGTAGAGGGGGACATCGGTAAAGTTGGGGTTGGCAAACTTGAAGTCCGCGACGTCCGTGCCATTGATCTGGAGCTTGAGCTTATTCGTGTCCGCGAGCATATCCAATGTGGTACCATCCGCAGAGGCCAGGTACTTGATGGGATGGTTGAAGTTGAGCTCCTGCATCTTAGAGCCCGAAGAGATCGCCTTCTGGACCTGGGTGATGAGCATGTTCTGGGGCTGACCCGCGAACACCTCCCGCTCTTGGGTGTCGAGGTACGCGTAGTTGGCGTAGACATCCCACCTGTAGGCCGACGCCGCGGAACCCCAGGTGATGCGGAGCTCGACGTCGTGGTACTGGAGGGAGATGAGAGGGAGCGCCGTCTGCCAGTTCTCGCAGAAGGCGAAGCGGAGGGGGTAGAAACGCTCCGACGCGGAACCGGTGTAGATACCACCAGAGACCGACTTGGAGGAAGAGGTCGCCGAGAGGGTTGGGGCGATGCGGGTAGAGTAGTTCGAGTCCTGCTCATCCACGACCTGACCACCGATGAGGAGCTCAACCTTGGAGATCACATCCGTCCAAGTCGCGACGGGTTGGGCCTCGGTGCCTGTGGAGTTGATAGGGGCCAAGTAGACATAGTTTAGGAGGTCCCCCTTCCGCTCGAAGCGGACGGTGGACATACCATTGTTCGAGACGTTGCCCTGGATGACCTGACGCTCGACAGTTTGGGAGAAGTTGGTGTGACGCTTGTAGGTCGATCGGAAAAAGCTAACCTCTGGTTGGCCAACGAGGTGGACATCCTGAGCACCGACGGCAACGAGTTGGGCAATACCACCAGACATTTTATATTATAGTGAGAGTTTATTTTTAAGCTGACTTTTTACAAGTTGGATCTACAATGTGCGCTTGTACTTCAAAATACCTTCGGGCCCAAGTGATATCATATCAACACGAGGAGGTACATGTCGCTCTACATGAGCAGTATCAACATTACCAGTCAAAACATAATCGACAACATTAACAACTGCTGCATTGCCTCCCGAAGTAAACTCCCTTCCTATAACTCTCAAACCAATAGTAGGCCGAACAGTACTGGTGCGGCCTTGTGATAAATCATTTGTACTATCACCAAAATATACGATAGCAGAACATTCAAATGGAGAATTCAAATCACTATCGGAATACATTGAATCCGTAGATTTGGATATTTGTGTCCAAGGTCCAGAACCTTCTTTCATTTCAATAACAAAATTCCCCAACGGTGCCGCACTACCATGATGAAACGCGATAACAACTTTATATAAAAGTTTAGTTGTGCCAAGTACAGGAGTAAAAGCAGTAACCTCAGATCCTTCTATGGTCTCAAACGTAGTAGTCAAGTTTTGTAACGCGCTTGAGGCTAACATAGTGCCGCGATCACAGTAATTGGTACTATCTCCATTTTGAGACAAATACTCCAACGGAACAACGTCTTGACCATCTGAAACTAACTCCCACTCCTGATTAGGGGCTGCGAGGAACGCCTTATACTTACCGTTTAGGTGGGTATCGGTGATCGCAGCTGCGCGGTCTATAATCGTGCCCACTGGGTATATAGCGTCCAGTATTCCTAGAGCCCCAGAGACATTGAGGTCACCCGTGACCGTGGCGTTCCCAGAGACTGTGAGATTCGAAGACACCGTGGCGTTCCCAGAGATGGTGATATCTGAGGTTATCGTGTTAGCGGAGAGGGTATTCATCTCCACCCTGCTGACTTTGATAACGGCATTCCTCACATTCAAAGTGTTGTCTGGTGATTCTATAGACATTTAATATAGGGTAAGAAATGATTT